TTTTTACATTTCTTACAAAGTTTTATTTTAAGAAACCTTTTAACCAAATATCTAATTAACCACATAATTTAAGGTTGTAAAATATGACATTCAATTTCTTTTTCTATCGCTTCATCTCTTGCTTTTTTTACATCTTCATTTATGATATATGTAACGTCAGCGGGTTGTGGTAATACAACTTGTCCATCACCTTCTGTTTCATAACTAATCATGTGCGTACTTATAATTTTAAAATCATCAGTATCATCTGGTTGCATATAACCATCTCCTGCTTCTCCTTCTTTAAAATTAAAGATTGTAGAAAATAAAAATACATCATGTTCAAATTGAATACTATACATCGTTCTTATTTTTATTGTTATACATTTCTTTATATATAGAACCAAAACTTTGGAACAAAATATCTAATTGAGATTTTTCTTTAATTAGACCCTTTTTTTCAAGATGCTTATAGGCATCTGAATATTTTATTATTTTACTTATATGTTTCATATTATTTTTCCGTTTTGATATTTTCTACCATATTTATCTCCAACAATACAAGTTTTACCTTTAGTATAATTTATCCATTTTTGTTTTTCAAATTCCTTATTACTAAGTTTTGGTTTTCCAAAATAACCTTCTTCTTCAGCAAGTTTATTTAATGCTTTTTCTAAAAAATTCATAATTTATTTACTTTTAAATTGTTTAACATAATATTAAATATAATAAATTTTATTTAAATAAAAAAATATTTATATATATATTTTATATTTATTTTTATACAGAAAAAAAGAGGCAAACGTCCTTAGACATTTAAGCCTCTAATTTTTTTGGTATGGCCTGTTGTTAAGACACCTGTTCTTAATCGGAATACAATTGTCCAAAATAGCTTCGTTGTTAGGAGATTATTATATTTTTATACCCATTAATTTTAATATAATAATTACGCCCCCTAAGTATCCACTGCGGTAAATCACACACTCTGATAAACAATAACTACTTATTTTTTTTTCATTATTAATTATTGGTGCAACACTAATTGGCTTTTTTAAAGGGTTACCCCCTACCATTTATATTGGTTGTTATCAATTAAAATGGTTATACCAAATTCTTAAATTTCTTTAAATATTTTTTAAATGAGTTAGGGTCGGTCTTAGGTTTTAATCTTGTTATTTTATTTTTCATAAAACCTCCTGGTTATAACACAACCAGTTCTATTTTTCCTCCATTAAAGTGCCCGTTTCACTCCCAAAGTCATACCTCATTATTTAGTTGAGTTCCTTATCCAAATTAAATTAGTTTCCTAAAATTTTAATTCTGCAGGAACACCTTTCAAAATCTAGCGTACTCTTTCAACGCATTGGAATTTATTTATCTTAAAATCTTGCGATTCTAAAACTCTGTCCTCATTTAAAAAATAAATTTCTTTATTTTTCTTTAGAAATTTCTTATCCACTTTTTCAACCTCCTCTTTCTAATTATAATATAAAGATATATAAAAAATTTTATATTACCAAATAAAATTATATTTATTTTATATTTATTTTGGATTGATGATTTTATTATCAATTAACATTTCCATGATTTCGTAAAAATCATTCTTTTTCATAATAACGTATTCATCGTTATTTGACCTTTTATGAAATATTAATTTATATTGAGGCATATTAGGACGCATCTGGTCTATTATCTTATGATAGCTAGGATTGTTTTGTGTTGATTTACATTGTATCGCAAAAGGGTCAGTACATACTAAGTCTATTTTTGCATCGTCTATCATCTTAGAAGCATAACGTGAAGTTTGACAATACTTCCAACCGTATTGTCTAAATTCCAATCGTATTTTTCTCTCGTAATCGTGTCCCTTTCTCCTTGATTTTTGTCCCGACATTTAGCAATAATACTAAAACACCTAAGAATAAAGCAACTATGTTTAAAGTTTTTTTATATTTTATTAATTTCATTTATATAGTATAATAAAATTTTAATAAACTTTTTTAAAAAAAAGAAGAACACACCGCATTGCTCATCGCATGCCCTAAGTTAGGGTGTGTCTCCTTTTTAAATTTCCTTTTCATTTATTAAATCTTATTTGTGTCATGATTTTTGCTTACTAAAAATATAATCTTTTTTTGGTTTCATTAATAAACTTTTTTAAGAACATCATATTTAACTGGGTCAAGTTCTTTTATCTTTTTTAAAAGCACCAACTGTTCTTTTAATGTTTGTTTCCTTTCTTTCTCTGTCGTATCTATTCCAGTATTACATTCAAGAACCGCCATCTGATGCATCAAATTATCTATTTGCGATTTGATTCTTTTATTAGTTACATAGGTACCTAATAATTCTTTTTTTTCTAAGCGGTTTAAATCATCAATTATTGGTGTCATAATATGTATAAATTAAACCTTTATATTTTTTATCTAATTTTTTTATTAAATGAAACGGTATAGCAAAAAAATTTGCTTTAGCTGGTGGGAAATTTTGTTGTAAATATTGATTTAAATTTTCTTGCGATAGGTTGTTTAAAGCTATTTTTAATAAAACATTGTTAATTATAAAAAATTGACTATAACCATTTTCTTCTTTATTTACATAACCAAAAAAATAAAATTGAGCTATTATTTTAAACCATTCACCAGTATCGTTTGTTTTAGGGTCATTAAAATATTCTAATGTTATTTGTTGAAAGCTCTTTTTTTTATCTCTTAAAGATTTTTCTTGAAAAGAAATTTTTGAACCATTTTCAAAAACTATAATAGTATCAATTCCTAAATCTTTATCTAAAATATCAAAAGTTTTATTTTCATTATTTCTGTCAGACCTATAAATAGATTTTATGTTATTAAAATTATTTTCATATATTTCATTAATATATGGGTGCATATTTTCTTCAAAGTCTTTATCTGCCCAACTCATAATCTACCTTTAATTATTTTAATATTTTCAATATCTTTTTCTATTAAAATGCAATTTCTGTTTAATTCTTTACATATTATACCAGTAGTGCCGCTACCAGCAAAACAATCTAAAACTGTATCATTTTCTTTTGACCCAGTTTTTATAATTCTTCTATATAACTCTAATGGTTTTTGTGCAGAATGATACTTACCTTCTTTGAAATTTGATTGAGGTGTTGCAATGTCCCACACGTCTGTTTGAATCTCACCAAATGTATCATCTGTAAAATTTAATTTTTTTGAATCTTTACCATAAAGATAAATAATTGGCTCATAAGTCAACCTATATCTTTCTTGTGAAAATAATTTGTTATTATTTTTTTTTACCCATATTATTTCATTTCCATAATTGAAGTCCAAATAATTTAATCTTGATAAAATTTTATATAAATAATATTTATAGTCAGGTGAAAAACTTATATATATTCTACCAGTTGTTTTTAATTTCGGCTTTACAAGTTTTAGCCATTTTTCTGTAAAAGACAAAAAATCATCTAAACTATTAAATGTATCCCAATCATTATCTAATACAAAATAAGGTGGGTCTGTATTTAATAAGTCTATGCTGTTGTCTTTTATTTGATTTATCATATTAAAAAAATCACCTTCTAATAGTTTTATATTAGATTCTTTAAATTCTTTAGATTTCTCTTTTGTTTTTATAATATTTTCTTCTCTTTCATATTGTTTTGCAACCTTCAACATTCTACTTGTGGTTAATTCAATACGTTTATTCGTTTCTTCTGTTGCTGTTTTTATTTCTTTTTCAAATGTTTCTTCAGGTAACGATGCAATTTTTTGAAATGTAGAACTTTCGTTTCTTGTTATCCCAAAATCAGAAAGTCTCGAAGTAATATCATGTGACTTCGAGTAATTGTTTAAATTTTGATGTTTTGTTTTTGATATATTACTATCTATTAATAAACCACCTAATTTTCTTTGTGTATTAAGTTTTTGTTCTGCAATAATGTTTTGCAATTTAGCATCTTTCTTTTCTGCTTTTGCCCAAGTTTCTATTGCTTTTAATTTATTCAAATAATTAACACCAGTTTCAATGTCTTTAATCTGCATTAATTCATTTTTCATATTATCCCTTAATGCTATTCTAAAAACATTTTTTTCTTCTTCATTTAAATTTTTGTACTCTCTTAATTGTATTCCATCCATAATTTATAATATTAAACTTCCATCGTTATTAATATCATCCCAACTATAACTTGAAATAATATTTTTATCTATATAATCTTTCCATTTATTAAAAGCTAAACGCCATGCTTCTTTGCCATGTTCAATCATATCTTCGGACATAGTATATACCGCTATATTAAATGGATATTTATTTTCTATTGCTATAAATCGGAACGTTCTAGGGTCATATCCTAAGCCTTCACAATAAAATGTAGCTTGTAGATGATAGGCATATCTATAGACAGCACTTCTAAACGCTTTAGGTGATGCGTCTTGACAAGTTTTAATATCAATGATATATTCATTCAATTTTATTCCGTCCGCCCTTATACGGACAGGAATAGAATTTATTTCTCCATAATAACTAACTTCTCTTTCGTTTAAAGAACTAAGAAGTTTTAATGCTAAATTATGTTTCCTATAATTAGTAAGTATTTTTCTTATGTTTTCGTTTTCATCTTGTGAAATAACAATTTTATCTTTATTTTCTTTTAATATTAAATCCCTTTCTTCTTTGCCAGCTTTTGTTCTTAGATTGAGTTCGGGTAAGGTTACTATTTTATTTGTATTATCTTCTAATAAAACTTCATGTACTGCAGAACCAAAATTCATTGCAGGAGAAAATTTAAACTTTTGATTTAAGAAATGATATACTGATTGTAGGTGTATAGTTTTTAATCCACTAGCGGAAATGCTTTTATGTGCGTGATATTCTTCGTTGCTATCCTTTATTTTTTTCATATAAAAAAGGGTGCAAAAGTTTATATACTCCCAAACGAGTCACCTATAAACATCAACACCCTATTTAAGTTAAACAAAACTATAAAAAATTTAAAAAGGTAAATTAACCTTATTATCCTCTTTATTGTTTACTGATGAATCAGTTTCTTCTTTGTATTGAGCCCATGTTACTACTACATCTTTTCCGTATCTATCTTTTTCACTTTTCTTAGATACATTTAAACGTATGTATTTGGTTCCTTTAAATTCTTCCACTACTTGTGGATTTTCTTTTACTTTATTTAAATTTAGCGAAATGCTAAAAAATTCACCATGTTTTCCTGTAACGGTTTTGCCGCTACCTAAATATAATGTGTCTGCCATAATTCTATTTTAAAAGTTTGTCATTATTATCATTATTATTTTCTCCTGTTGCACACCAGAATCCAAAATTATATGCTGTTTGAATAATATCATTTTCAGATATATTCGTAACACCATTTAACTTATGAAAATCTATTGCGGCCTTTAAAGAAGATTGTCTAATGATTTGTTTTTGTGTACTATCTATCATAATTCTATAATTAAAGATTTTAAAAATCCCATACGAACCATCTTTTCTAGTTCATTAGCTTTAAAAGTATCGGGTTCATTAAATTTATTATGCAAAGTCATAGGAGTAATTCCTATTTTTCTTGCAAGAGTTAATTTAGTCATACCCAATTCCTTTAACCTGTACTCTAATTGTAATCGTTTTATTAACATAATAATTAATATTTAGGTAAATATAATTCTTTATTTTAATAAAAAAAACTTTTAGTTAATAAATATTTTTATTATATTTAATCGTCAGATTTTTTGTAATTACTTAATAATTATAATAATATTCTTCTTAAAAGAATATTATTAATAATTACTTAATAAGTATAATTACTTAATACTTATAAAATAATTAAAATATTTCATTATATGATAAATAAAAAGAAAAAAGTTTTAAAGGAAATGAAAGTAAAAGAAAAGGTTGAAAAAATATTAACAGAGTTTTCAACATCAGAAGAAACATTTAGGTTTTTAGATGTCTCACATAGAAGGTCAGAATATCAGCAAAGTTTTGATAAGGCATTTTATAAACAAACAATAACTTGTTTAAATAAACTTGGTGATTTATTAGTTTTAACTAATGCGAATAGAATGTTTCATTTATGGGCATATAAAGAAACCGTATTGTCTCATGAAACAACAATAAGAAATTTATATAAAACAATTTTAAAAACTATAAAAGATTATGAAAACAAAAATTTATGATTACGATGATGTACTACAAAAAAATGATAACTCTTATGTTAAACAAATCCGAGTAAATGATTGCAGGGATAAATTAGATGACTACCACAAAAACGGATACCCGTTAGGAGAAACTTCGGGCATAAAAACATTAGATGAAAACTTTAGATGGCGGTATGGTTTTCTTTATTGTTTTAGTGGATACCCACAAAGTGGAAAAAGTGAGATATTAAATTGGCTTATGGTGTTAAGAGCAAAATTAAATGATGATAGAATATGTATGTACTCTCCAGAGATTGATGTGCATGAACAAATTACAAATTTAGCTAGAGCATACATAGGAAAGAATGTGGATATAGCATTTCCAAATAAATGTACGGACCAAGAATGGGAAGATGCATTAGATTTTTTAGATGAACATTTTATATTTTTAGAAAACGGAAGTGAGATGCCATCTATTACAAAACTTATAGATGCGTTTGAAGTATTACAAAAAGAAGGATTCACAGCGTTTACCATTGACCCACTTAATTGGGTATATGAAGGAACGCAAAATGATAACATATATAGTTATCTTAAATTATCACTTACCAGCTTAAAACAATTTGCTAAAATACATCAAGTGTTTATGATATATGTGGAGCATCCTAAAACACCTGCTCCAGTTCGTGGTAAAATTCCAAAAGCTACAGCTTATTCTTTAGCGGGCGGAACCATGCACTTCAACAAATGTGATGTAATGGTTGTTATGCATAAACTTACAGATGAAGATGTAGAAGAACTTGTGAAGTCTGGGCAAATATTACAAAAAATTTTAGATAATAAAGAAAATAGTATTAAATTTGTTCAGTTTGAAAGTGTGAAAATTAAATCGCAACGAATAAACGGAACTACTGGAAAAGTAATTTTACAATATAATTTAATAACCAGTAGATATAAATAAATAAATATGAAACAAGAACAGGCATTACAAATAATTGTACAGGTTTGTGAGAAGGCAAACAAATCAGGAATATTCACTTTGGGTGAATCACACTTGGTATTAAAAGCATTAGAACATTTTGGAATTAAACCACCACAAGTTGAAAATATAGATGAAGATGCAAAAGTGGTTGAGGAAACAAAAGACAAAAAATAAAGTTCCTTATAATTTTATTTGTCGCTGTAAAACCTGTAAATCAATTCAACATTTAGGTGCTACAGATAATCCATGTAGAACTACTAAATCACATTGGATAACTTTTAAAAATTATCCTAATAAAGAAATATATTTTGATATAAATTTAAGTTCAAAATTTTATCGGTTTGATTATAATTTAAAATTAATAGAAAAAAATTCTCACAAAACCTATAAATATAACAACGAAACTATTAATAGAGAAAGATTTATTCTACTTTTAGGATGTGAAACCTAAAGGAAGGAAAAAAATAGTTTGTGAAATATTATTTTTCATAAAAAAAAATAAAATAAAAGCAAAAGAAAATCAAATCATTTATGCTAATGACGATTATAAATGTTATAAAAGAATAAAAGCGTTGGCAGACCTTTTTCCTTATAACGAAAAAGATGAACGATGTAGATTAGTAAATAAGATGATTCGTGATTTGTGGATATTATACTACTTTTATAAAAACAATCTTGATAATAGAAAAATTAATTATGAAAATATTAAAAAAAAATATATCTAAAATAAATTCTATTTTTGTATTATGAAAAGCAACAAAATACAACATACTAAAAAAGCATTACTAGAAGCATTAGAAAAATCTTTAGGCGTAGTGACGACTGCCTGTAAGCAAGTCGGCATCAACAGAACTACGTTTTATAGATATTATAATGAAGATGAAAAGTTTAAAATAGAAGTTGATGATTTAAGTAATGTTGCTATTGATTTTGCTGAAAGCCAATTATTTAAACAGATACAAGGAGGTAATCCAACATCAACAATATTCTATCTTAAAACCAAAGCAAAGAAACGTGGTTATGTAGAACGACAAGAAATAGAAGTGGGCGGAGATATTAAGTCTGAAATAATTGAATGGAAGCCATCAGAAAAAAATCAGTAGAATGTAACATACAATTCTATCAAACATTAAACAGCACTAAAAGAATTATAGTACATCAAGGGGGTTCTAGGAGTGGAAAAACGTATGCACTTTGTCAGTATATAATTTATTTATTAACAACTCAAAAGAAAAAATTAATTATTACAATAGCTAGAAAAACATTACCCGCATTACGTGGTTCTGTGTTTAGAGATTTTTTAGAGATAGCGGCAAGTACAGGAATATTATACAAAGGGCATTTAAACAAATCAGAATTTACGTTTACCTATAAAAATCATTTAGTGGAATTTATTTCTTTAGATAATGAAATGAAAGTAAGAGGTAGGAAGCGTGATATATGTTGGCTCAATGAAGCTAACGAATTTTACATGGAAGATTTTAACCAACTATCACTAAGAACAAGTGGTAAAATATTACTTGACTTCAATCCTAGTGATGTTATACATTGGATATATAGTGACGTTTGTACGAGAAATGATTGTGAAACTTTTATATCTACTTATATGGATAATGCTTTTTTAGATGAAGAAATTAAAAAAGAGATAGAACGGTTAAAAGAAAAAGATGAACAAAGATGGCGTGTATATGGGTTAGGAAAAAGGGCAACATTTAAAGAAGGACAAATATTTGATAATTGGCAATGGATAGATTACAATGATTTTCCAGATGTAGAAGAAAAAGCATTTGGTCTTGATTTTGGATATTCAAATGACGCTTCTGCAATGGTAGAAGTAAGAAGGAAGAACGATAGATTATATGTGCACGAATTAATTTTTAGAAGGGGAATGACAAACCAAGATTTATATAATGAAATAGCAAGACATAAATTACATAATGAACTTATAATTGCCGATAGTGCGGAACCTAAATCAATAGAAGAATTAAAACGCATGGGGTTATATGTTAAGGCAAGTAAAAAAGGACAGGGTAGCGTGTTAGCTGGGATACAGATATTAAAAGGATATGAAATTTTTGCTTCAAAACAAAGCAAAAATCTTTTACAAGAATATCAATATTATATTTGGGAAGAAAATAAAGATGGTTTAAGGATTAATAAAATAAAACAAAATAGTATGGACCACTTGATGGATGCTTTTAGATATGCTGTAACAACGGGAATGTCTAGAGGAGATTTTGTCATCATATAATTATTTTTTGTATTTTTGAAGTAAATTATTTCAATGGCTAGTTTTTTAGATAGAGTTCGTAATGGTATTAAAGCGTTTAACTTAGAAGGAACAAATGAATCCTATAATAAATTTATATATAACTTTCTAGGAAACACTACCATTTCCAATAACACAAGCGATGATGATTTTATTAAAAAAGGTTATGCTTTTAATCCCACAATCTATTCAATTATAAATCTTATTTCTAAGTCCGCAGTCACGGTTCCATTTCAAATATATAACAAATTAGACCAAAGTGCATTAAAAGAATATAAGGCACTTACGGGAAATGGTTTAAACACCGAAAGCATTATCAAATCAAAACTTATTAGAAAAAGTGCTTTAATGGAAGTAGAAAATACAGCGTTAGATAAATTATTAGAAAGACCGAACCCTGCACAAAGTTGGTCGGTATTCTTAGAAGAATTAATTGGTTTCGGTAAGCTAACAGGAAATAGATATGTATATGGCATCTATCCAGATGGTGGAGAAAACAAAAATCTTGTATATCAACTTTATAATTTACCCGCTCATTTAATAGAAATAAAAAGCGATGGAATATTTAAGCCTGTAGATAAATATGTGATGCAATATCAAAATAATGGATATGACTTAGCGGCTGAAACAGTATTACATATTGCAGACTGGAATCCAGATTACTCTGGAGAAGGTAGCCATCTCTATGGTCAATCACCAATACAAGCTGGTATGCGAGTAATGACAACTAATAATGAAGCGGTAGAAACATCATTAAAATATTTACATAATCAAAGTGCTAGGGGGATGCTAACACCAGAAGATGATACGCTAACACCAACACAAGCACAAGAAATGAAGTCTGCATTTAGAAGAAACTTTCAAGGAACAAAAGCGGCTAATGATATTATGATTACAGGAAAGAAATTTAGTTGGGTAAATTTTGGTTTATCATCTGCGGATTTACAATTACTAGAATCTTATAAATCCACACAAGCGGACTTATGTAATTTATATGGTATTCCCGTAGTGCTGTTAAATAATTTAGCTCATTCAACGTATGACAATTATAGGACCGCAAGAAAAGTATTATTTACTAATGCGGTAATACCTGAACTTAATAAAATAAAGGATGAATTTAACAGGTGGTTAGTACCACAATTTGGTGAAGATTTATATTTTGATTTTGACTATTCCGTTATTCCAGAACTTATGCCAGAACAAGAAACTTTAGTAAATACATTATCCAAATCATATTGGCTTACTACCAATGAAAAAAGAGAAGCAGTAGGATATGGAGTTGATGAAGAAAATTATGTGATGAATGAATATTTAGTTCCTAGTGGATTATCTTCAATAGAAGATTTAAACATGGAGGTAGATGAAGATATTTCTTTTCCAGTTCAGGAAACTACACCACCTGAAGATATTATAGAAGATGAAGTAATTGAAGAAATTATAGAAGAAGAAGAAAAATCTAAAGTCAATAAAATGCTTTCTTTTGAAGATGCAAAAAAAGAATTAAAACAAAGGAAAGATGCCAATACCAAAACCAAGACCAAGAGAAAATAATAATCGGTTCATAAATAGATGTATGTCCGATAGTACAATGGTAGTTGAATACCCTGATAGTGAGCAAAGGTATGCGGTATGTAGTTCACAAATTAAAAAAAACTATTTAACAAATAAGCAAAGGAAAATTATATCAAGAAATTTTGTTAAAAATGTGGTGGCTTCTGAAAAGAAAAATTATTCTATTGCATATAAATTTTATATAGAGCAATATAAAAAAGGAATTAAAATGTTTCAAGAAGAACCTAGTGCTTCTAATGCAAATTTAAATAGTTTGTTTACAGAAACTTTAGTGAATACTATGTTTGTTGATATATGGTCATCAACAGGATTTAAATTTTATTTTTGGTATAAAAATTATTTCGGTGATAAAAAAAAGAATATGACTATCAAAGAAATTACCCAAAGTTTTTATAATGAAGGAAACGCAACACCACCAGAACCCTTTAAACCAGACGCTGTGCATGTAGCTACAGCACGAAATTTAGCTTCAACTATAAATCAAAATATAAGAAATTATGTTTTAGGCAGAGAAAATTATTTGGCTCTTGCGGGAAAAATAACAGGTGTATCGGGGGTTGCTACCGAAACATTAAAAAAAGTTTTATCAAAATACATATACGATACTAATTTCATGTCTTTAGGTGAAGCCGCAAAAGTTAGAGTATTAGAAAAAGAATTAAAATTTAAGGCACGGTGGATGGCTAAAAGAATAGTAAGAACAGAAACTACAGCCGCAGCGAATTTTGGAATATCTCTATCAGCAAAAGATGCTTTTGGTTCCGATGGATATGTTAAAGGATGGGTTGCAACAGATGATGGTAGAACAAGAAGCACACATACTAGGGCATGGAGACAATATAGAAAAACCCCAATTCCTGTAGATAACCTTTTTATTGTGGGTGGTTCATTATTAAAATTTCCTGGTGATAGTAGTCAAGGAGCAGTTGCTGCGGAAACTGTAAATTGTAGATGCGTAAGTATTCCATTTAATAAGGAATTATTTAATATTCCTGGTGACGGATTAAACAGATAAAAACATTAATAAAAAATTTTAGTTAATTTTGAAACAAAAAATAATATGAATAAAATTTTATTTAAACAAGGCGAACTAAGTGACATAGATGAAAACTTAGGAATCGTAAAAGGATACGGAAGTATTTTTGGCAATATAGATTCAGATAATGACATAATTGAAAAAGGAAGTTATAGAAGAACAATTAAAAATAATGGAAACAGGGTTAAGTATATTTATAACCATGATATAACTAAACCGATTGGAAAGATGAAAGAACTTTATGAAGATGAAAAAGGTCTTGCTTTCGTTGCCGAAGTTCCAAAAACCACATTTGGAACAGAGATATTAGAATTAATGAAATACGGAGTGATAGATGAAAACTCTGTAGGAATACAACCAATAGAAAAAGAAATGGGTGATGATGGTGTGCGTAGAATTAAAGAAGTAAAATTATATGAAATTAGTGCGGTAACATTAGCCGCAAATGACCAAGCAAGAATCATGGAAGTTAAAGGTCAAAAAGAAGATAGTGATTATTACACAAAGAGATTTAATAGTTTAATTAAAATTATTAGAAAGGGAAACCTTACCGATAGTTTATGTTATCTTATTGAATACGAGTTAGAGATGTTAAAATCTTTGATTGCTCGGGATAAAACCCACCAGTCTGATGATATGGTTCAAGAGAAATCTTACCCAAAATCTAAGAAAGACAAAACGGAAACTGATTCAATTTACAATTATATGTTTAACAAATTTTAATTTTTTTTAAAATAATGGAAGAAAATAAAACAAAGCAAGAGCTAGACGCTTTAGTTAATAAGATTGATTCTAAAATTGAGGAGAGTTCTCAACAGGTTAGGGACAATGTTAAAAACGAAGTTGATAGTTTTAAGTCTAACGAAATCAAAGATTTATTAGACAAACACACAAACGTTGTTGATAGATTGGATAAAATAGAAGTTGAAAATAAAAAAGCTGCTTCTTTTCCTGTCTATAAAACAAAAAATGAGGCTTTTACTGACGCTTTTGAAAAGAGCGAATCATTAAAAGCTATGAAATCGGGTAATACCGATAGAGCAAACGTTGAATTTAAAAGTGACGTTTTAATTTCTGGTGCATTTTCTGGGGCTAATAGTTCAAGAGATGTGACAGGAGTACAAATGGTTGATGGTATTAAAAGAGACCCAGCTGCTTATACAAACCTTAGAGACATTATACCTGTAGGTTCTACAACATCTAATGTTATTCGTTTTGTAAAAGAAGCAAGTTGGACTGATAATGCTGCTGCGGTAGCTGAAGGTTCTGCTCCAAGTGATAGTGAATTTACACTTTCTGCTAATGATGCGGTGGTTCAAAAGCTAACTTCTGTGATGACAATATCACAAGAAATGCTAGATGACACACCTGCTCTTGGTAGTTACCTTTCAAATCGTATTCCAGCAAAAATTAATAGTTTACTGGATACACAACTTTTGACTGGTAATGGAACTTCACCGAATTTACAGGGTCTTTTAGACGCAGCTGCTGCTGCTGAATTTGACATCGCTTCTTCTGCACCTTTCTATCACGCAATAGAAGCTGCACAAGATTTAGATGTAATAATTGTGGCACTTAATCAATTAGCTTTAGCTAATTATCAAGCGTCTGCAATCGTTTTAAATCCTACAGATTTTCATAAAATCTACTTATTAAAAGATGGACAAGACGCTTATCTTAGAGGTAATTCTGTTACTTCTGCGGATGGCTTTTTGAGAATCAATGGAGTAAGGGTGGTAGTAAATAATCAATGTAATTCAGGTGAATTTATTGTTGGAGATTTTTCACAAGGAAGTCAGATTTGGCAACGTGAAGGATTGAACATAGCATTTGGTTATGAGGATTCTGATAATTTCAGCAAATATTTAGTTTCTGTAAGGGGTATGATGAGAATAGCACACGCTATATATAGCAGTAATGCTTATGTATGGGGTACTTTCTCAACTGCTAAGACTTCTTTAGAAACAGCTTAATATTTAAATTATAGAATAAATACTACGGTGTTTTTTCAAACAATTAAAGGGCAATCAATTTGGTTGCTCTTTTTTTTTTATCTTTGTTTAAATCAAAATTTATAATTATGAAAATTAAAGTATTAACTGAAATAGAAAGAGATAATAGAACCTATGAAAAGGGTGATGTTATTGATATACCTGAATCTAATATTGCTGTATGGGAAAAAAATAAATGGGGGAAAACTATTAAAACAAAAGAAGAAAAAGGTAAGAAAGAAACCAAAGAAGAAAAGGGTATTAAAAAAACGAAATAATGATTAGCGTACAAATAGATTCTACAACAGGAAGCGAAGTGGTATCTACTACTGAATTAAAAAATTATGCAAGAGTAGAAACTTCAGATGATGATACTATAATAGCAAATATGGTAATTGCGGCACGAGAAAAATGTGAAGCAATTATCAATAGAGATATTGTAGCAAAAACCAGGAGTTTATTTATGTCTAATTTAAACCATTCTGGAGAATATGGAGACCTATATAGAAGAAGAACAAAAATAGTGCTTCCATACGCACCCATAACATCAATAACATCTGTATCAACGCAGTCGAGTGATGGGACATTAACAACCATAAATTATGATGCTTATGGATTAGAGGATAAATATATTGAAGTATCTTCATCATATCAAAAAAATATTAAAGTTGTTTACACTACTACTGGGTTAAGTTATGATGACATAAAACTAGCTATAAAACAACTAGCGACTACATATTATGATAATAGACAAGATTTTAAAAGCGGCAGCATAACAGGCATACCAACAAATGTTCAAAACATTCTTTCACCTTATATATACTATAATGAGTTATGATAGAAACAGGAAAATTAAGACATAGGGTAACGGTAAAACGCAACACAAATAGTGCGGATGGATATGGTGGATTCACATCTTCGCAATCAACAATAGGAACATACTGGGCAGATAGAGAATACCTAAATGGTAAAATGATTTTTCGTGATGGAAAAAGAATTTTACAAACGGGTATAGAACTAACTATGCGTAAGAATACGGTAACAACAAACATTCAAAGGGGAGATATTTTACTTCTTACGGGAGATTCGGATGCATATAGAATAAATGATATATATGAAAAAGGATTATATACATATAAAATACTAGCGGACAAACAACAATAAAAATGGCAAAGAAAAATATAGTAAGACTTAAACCTTCTAACGTAAAAAGATTTAATAAAAAAATGAATAAGATGTCATCGTTTGCGGCAAGTGATAGAGGTGTAGAGATTGGATATAATGCCAACTATTCTCAATATGTAGAATACGGAACATCTAAAATGAAAGCACAACCATATTTTGAACCCGCTATTCAAAACAGAAGATTGTTATTTCAAAAGAAATTAAAATCTACAGGATATAAATTATTGAAAGGACGAAGTGCTGGAACAGTAGGAAAAATATTAAAAGATTTAGGATTATCTATATTAGAAAATTCATCTCAAAGAGTGCCAGTAGATACTGGAACATTGAAACAAAGTATATTTATTAAAAATTTATAATTATGAAAGAACCATCGTACCTTATTAGAAAAAAAGTTTATGATGCTTTAGATGGAAATATCACATTGAATAGTGCCACCTTATCTGTATATAATGTCGTTCCAAGTAGCGGTGCTTATCCTTATATTTATATTTATAGTCTTACAAATGACAATACGGAAAGTAATAAATCAAAATATATATCTTCAATAATTACAAGAATAGAAGTAATAACTGCATTTGATACCAATACGGGAGGACAGCTAGATTGTAATTTAGCTATGAATCAAATCACTCAATTACTCGTTTCTCAATCATCGTATTTTGATTTAAGTTCAGATGATTTTAATGTTTACGGAGCAAGAAATAATGGTATAACTTATATTACGGAAGATACCGATACTCAAACTTTATATAGAGCAATATTAAGTTTTGAAAGTACGGTAGAACAAACTTCGTAATATGAGATTAGAATTATACCGTTATAGTAGTGGAAAAGAAAGTACACTTGGAATATTATTTTTATTAAACGATGATAACAAAAAAGAATTTTTATGCTATACTTTGGAAGATGAAAAAAGAGCAGTTAAGGAATATGGCAAGACAAGAATACCTGCTGGGCAATATTTCATCAAACTTCGTAAAGAAGGAGGGTATAACCAAAAGTATTCTAAAAGGTTTCCAACTATTCATAAAGGTATGTTGCATCTTCATGATGTGCCTAACTTTAGTTGGATTCTTATTCATTGCGGTAATACTGGCGATGATACTTATGGGTGTATATTGGTTGGTGATAACTCTCAACAGAACATTACGAAAGCTGGGTTTATAGGAAACTCCACTACTTGTTATCGTAGGATATATCCAAAAATACTAAACGCTTTACAAAAGCAAAAAAAACTTATCATTAAAATTATTAATTTTGATAATAATAAATAATCAATTATGGAAAAGATTTTAAATAAACAAGTTGAAGTGGACATTGATAATGATGGCAAAGGTGATATAAAAATTAATTTTAAAACTCTTGCTATTGTAGGTGGTATCATTATTTCTTTAACGATGGGATATTCTAAACTTCAAGCTGATATTGAAATTGCTAAAACATTACCTGAATTGATATTAGACCAAGATGATACGAAGATATTAAATCAGAAGATGGATTTTATAATAAAAGAGTTAGAAAAATTTGAAGCTGCAACAGAAAAAAGATTAGAAGGTTTAGAAGATAAAGTGTATAAAAAATGAAACAATTAAACGCTAATAATGTAGCACAAGTTTCGGTCGATGAAGAAACATTAAAAAAACAAATAAAGGTAGGTCAAACTATTAGCAAAATAAATACATTAATGGATGTTGCGGAAGGCATGAATACACAAGAATGGGATGGTGTACAGAAGTTACCTATCTTAATACAAATTGAAAATAAATTAATAACACTAATTGATGATTTATAAAACAAACGTTTTAAACCATTAATAATAAATTATATAGAATATGACTAACAAAGAAAACAAAGGCGTTAAACACGAAGTAAATTGTCTTAAAAGCAATTCTACCGAATGTGTGTGTATGACAGAGAAAGAAATTGAAGAATGTGAAAAACAAATAGAAAATAAATAAAATGACGACTACGGTAGAAGGTATGATAGTAATAAGTTGTATTGGACTTATTTTACTAGCTCTAATTTATTCTATTAAAAAAGAAAAATGAATTTATTTAGTAAAATATTTGGCGGTGCTTTAAAACAAGTGGTTGGTGTAGTGGATAAATTCGTTATGACCAAAGAGGAAAAGGTAAAAGCTAAACAAGAATTAACAAACATTTTTATAGAAGCTGAACAATCAGCACAAACACAGGTGACTTCAAGATGGGAAAATGACATGAAATCTGATTCATGGTTAAGTAAAAATATCAGACCATTAACCTTAATTTTTCTAACTTTTGTTTTTGTTATTATGAGTTTCTTTGATGGCAATATAGGAGAGTTCACAATTAACGAAGCATATAAACCTATTTATCAGACGCTTTTAATGGTAGTTTATTCAGCTTATTTCGTTGGACGTTCAATTGAAAAAGCAAAGTCTATTTCCACAAATGGCTAGAAGAAGAAATTATATTTTTGCGTATATAGAAAAACCTAAACGTAAAAGAAAAGGAATACACTCAAAAAATAAAAACACAAACCACAAAGAAGGCAAATATTATAAGAAGAAATATCGTGGTCAAGGAAGATAGATTATGTAAATCATGTGAAAAAATTTTACCTATAAATAAATTTTATAAAAGAATTAATGGTAAATGTGAATTATCTTGTAAGGTTTGTCGTAATATAAAAAGAGAAAAAAGGCATCGGTATTATAAACAACAATTTATTTATAAGTTATCAGAACACATGAACATCAAATGTCAGAGGTGTGGATACAATAGAAATTTTAGTGCTTTAGATTTTCACCATAAAGGTGAAAAATCTTTTGTTATCTCTAGAGAAATAAGAAATTTAACTGCTAAATCTTTTAAGAAAAATGAAAAAGTAGATAGAATTTTAAATGAAATTTTAAAATATTGTGAAATCCTCTGTGCTAATTGTCATAGAGAGCATCATACCAAGCATTTTATGAAACTTAAAAAATAGTATATTTGTAAATAAAAATTATTCAATGGGAGCATTAACTGGAAATACGATTAGTTCAAGTTATTTAGGTTTACTAAAAACAGGAGATAATGCAATTTTAAATTCTACGTTAAGATTAATTGAAGATGGAGGCGGAACGGATTCTAGTATCAAATTATCTACAACTCAATTGGGGTTAGCAGATGGGAGTAATACTGTTCCTTCATTAACTTTTTCAAATGATGATGATACTGGATTATATAAAACTGGTAGTGGTGTTGTAGGCATAACCTCTGCTGGTGTATTATCAGGTGAAATAACATTAACTGGTTTTAGGGCAAGAAAAAACGCAACTGTAGCGGCACCTAACTATACATTTATAGGTGATGATACTACTGGATTACATTCTTTAGCAACTGGAGAACTTGATTTAGTTACAGCATCTAACGTTAGATTAAATATATCTAATGCGGGTGCAATAAAATTAAATAATTATGGTAGTGGTACATTTACAGGAACAGTAACACAAAGATTGGGAGTGACTTCTGCAGGTGCAATAGTTGAAATTCCTATTGGTGGAGGAGCAGTTGATGGGTCAGGTACTGCAAATACAATAACGAAATGGACGGATAGCGATACCATTGGAGATTCTATAATAACAGATAGTGGGTCAGCTATTACAATATCAGGTACAGGAGAAAATACAATATCAACTTCTTCAACAGCTACTTTAAATATTCAATCTTCAGGAGCAAATGGAAATAATGTTTATTTAGCTTTAACAAGTTCAGATACAGAATGGAGATGGACGACTAATCGTGGAGACCAAATTAGTGGAAATCAAGGAGATTTATTTTTGCGTGAAGATACAGCAGGTGTCAATGCTCTTATATTTGAAACGGATACTGGAAATGCAACCTTTGCAGGTACTATTACAGCAACTACAAATGGTTCTGCATTTGGAAATATATCAGTTGATAAAATTAATTTAGGAGACACCGAGAAAGTTATTTGGGGTGGCGGTTCAGATTTACAAATTTATCATTCTTCAGATGTAAGTTATATTTTTACAAATAACACTTTTCCATTAAAGATAGCAACCGAAACAAGTGGTACTCCAGTAACCATAGGACATTCAACTTCTGAAGTAACGATTGGAGACAATTTAACTGTAACTGGAAATTTAGATGTAGATGGAGGCGTAATAAATTTAGGTGTTGCTGATACATCTTCGGGTCACATAAACGCTTACGAAAATATGACCTTTAATATGGATTCTGATAATGATGATACTACTAGATATTTTGGGTTTTATACAAATGGGTCAGATGGAAGTGGAACCGAATTATTAAAAATAGAGGAATCTGGAAATGTCGGCATTGGAACTGATTCGCCTCAAAATATTCTACATTTAAAATCTAATGACCCTAAAATTATTTTAGAAGATGGAAATGCAGGAACAGATGAAAAAGTTTATGCAATATATCCAGCAGGTAGTCAATATGTTTTAGAAACACAAACAGATGCTTATGGAGCAGGGCAAACCATTTATGCAGTTGATAGAACTGGAACAACAGTAGATGGCCAAAAATGGTATATAAATAATTCTGAAGCCTTAGTTTTAGATTCTTCTGGAAACGCAACTTTTGCAAGTAATGTAGCATTACAAAGCGATGCTGGTAACCTAACAAAATCATTAAGTATATACAATCTAGGTACAGCAACTAATGACGATGTAGTTTTAGGTTTTAAAACACACGCTTCAAGAACTTATAGCATAGGCATACATAGAGATAGTGGATTATTTACTATATCAACTGCAGAAAACTCCGTTGCATCATCAGAAATAATGACAATGGCTTTAAATGGAGATATGAATTTCTATTCTAATGGAAATGCCACTCGTAATTTTATATTTCAAAATACAGATACAACAAATTCAAGTTCAAGAACAACCTTACAAGCTATAGCAGGAAATAGAAGTATAGAATTACAAGCATATAATGCTGACCATCTTTATATAAATAGAACAGCATCAACAAGTCTTTATATTCAAAGAGGTGGTACAACAGATATGCAAATTACTGGTACTGGTGCTATAAAATTAGATGCTTATGGTAGTGGTTCAATTACTGGTACTTCAGCTTATAAATTATCCGTTGATTCTAGTGGTAATGTTATTGAAACTGCTATCGGTGCAGGTGCTGTAGATGGAAGTGGAACTGCAAATCGTGTTACAAAATGGACTGATTCAGATACCATAGGAAATGCAACAATGTATGATGACGGAACAAATATTGGCGTAGGATACACTTCTGCTCCTACATCCCCAACTGGTGTTACAAGATTTTTAGCTGTTGAAGGAACTACAGCAGGTATTGTTTTAAGTGATACAGGAGACGCAGCTTATAAGTGGGATATATGGAATAGTAGTGGAGGATTATTTATGAAATATAATGACACTACTTTTGGTGTTTGTCAAACATCTGCTGGAAATGTTGGAATTGGAGAAACTGTACCTCGTAGTAAATTATCTGTTAATTCTAATGGTGTTCCAATTTTTACAGCCGCAGATATGGCGACTACTGGACTAACTGTTCATAATGGAGCCACTGGTACCGCAATTCAAATAGGAACTTATGATGCTGGTTCATATAATTATATTCAATCAAGTTATGTTAATAGTGCCTCTACTGCTAGAGAATTAAGATTTTATAATGGTGCTGTTAATTCTTTGAAATTAGCTACAGATGGAAACGCAACTTTTGCAGGACAAGTAATTACTTCAAGTTCTTCAAGTGGAGATTATGTTAGAATGTATGGAGGTAGTGGAACTGCTCAATGGGATATATATGGAAGTGGAGAGAATTTAAGATTATCAGAAAATTCTGGAGGAGCAGGTGTTTTAGCAGTTGACACAGGAGCAACTTTTGGAGGTAATATAACAATAAATTTAGATGCAGATAGTGTTTTAAAATTGGCAAATGGTGGTACTAATGCAAGTGTTGTTTATGCAGGCTCTGGTGATGATTTATATGTTGGTGGTGGCGATAGTGCTAATGTTAGATTCTTTAATGGTTTAGCAACTCAATTTTATGGAACAGTTGATATTGATAGCACTTTAAATGTTGATGGAAATTCAACTTTGGTAGGGAATGTGACTGTTGGAACAAGACAAGGACTAAAACCAAGTGAATTTGGATATAGTTCAAGTTACAAAACATTAATTGTTGGAAGTGCAGGAACAACCTATGGAACTGATGCAACTACATTATGTTTCAATGTGGATGTAAGTGGAAATTCAAGTGGCTCTTATACTGGTGCAGGAGCTGAATATATGTTTAGAAATGTAGGTGCTTTTAAAAGTCCTAATGTTGGTAATGATGGTTATAATACTATTATGGAATGGGATTCTACAGCAAACGCAACTTTTGCAGGTGATGTTACTATTGGAAATACAACTATTGTACAACCCTTAACAGTAGCAGGAAATGTGTTATTTAGAACAACTACAGCAGATGGTTTTGAAAATAGATTTCAATTTATAGCAGGAGGTGCTGCTGATGCAGGTAACTTTTATGTTTATGATGGTTCTGAGGTGGCTAAAGTTAGGTTAAATGGTTCAGGAGATTCATATATTAATGGAGGAAATGTTGGAATTGGTTCTACTAGTCTTGCAAATATATCTGGTGCAGTAGCAACTTTAACTTTTGGAAGCACAAGTGCAACTGTAAGTGGTGGAATAGCTTTTCAAGCTAACTCAACTGATGAGGTTTTAACCTATTGGGAAAATGATTATTTATTATTTCAAGGAAGGGTAAGTGATTGTGGGTTTAAGTTTCTTAATAATGATACCAATGTATTAATGCAAATTGATTCAGGTGGTAATGTTGGAATTGGAACAACAAGCCCAAATAGTTATAGCAGTCAAACCACATTGACAATTAATGGTAGTTCTTATGGTCGTTTGGACTTAGAAAGTGGTGGTACTATTAGAAGTTCATTATTCTCAACTACTGCAAATACAACTTTGGATGTTCAAAGTGGGTTCTTCTCAATAGATGTTGGTAGTGAACGTATGCGTATAGATACTAATGGAAATGTTGGAATTGGAGTAACGCCTAGTTCGTGGGAAATAATATCAGAAAGTAATGCGTTACAATTTTATGGTTCTTATATTTATAATTATAGAGATACTAATTTACTTATAGGAAATAATGCTTACTATGATGGAACTTGGAAATATTACAAATCTAGTATAGGTGCAACTAAATTTAATAGTGGTAATGGTTCTTTTGATTTTGCAGTATCTTCTACTGGAACTGCAAATAATGCAATTACTTGGATAGATGCATTAAAAATAGACAGTTCAGGAAATGTTGGAATTGGAACGACTTCAATAGATGAAAAATTACAAGTAGAAGAAGGTAATATAAAAATTGAAGCTGGGGCAAATTCAGATATTAAAGGATTAATACTTGCTCATACTGGTCAAACAGGAAACCAAACTTTATTGGTTCAAAATTCTATTAATCCAAGAGGACATTTATATACAACTGAAAGGTCTTTAAGAATAGAAGCTGGTGCAGATGGTAGTACAGGAACAAGTGAAACATTAGATTTTTGGGTTAATGGCTCTGAAAGAATGATGATTGACACCACAGGAAATGTGGGAATTGGTGAAACTTCTCCTACTGATGGAAAAGTTCAAATAAAAACTGCTTCTGCTATTGGATGGACACCTACTGCTTTTATGTCAGGAACTAATCTTAGGTTAGCTACAGGAGGAACTGCTGCACAAAATATTACAACAGGTATTTCAATGGGTATAGGTGGAGCTGCTGAAGCTTATATTGGAGCGGTCCAAAATGTATCTACTTATGCTGATATAGTTTTTCAAACATATCACGCTGCTTATGGCGAAAGAATGCGTATTACAAGTATCGGAAAAGTTGGAATTGGAATTACAACCCCAGCCTTTATTTTAAATACACGAGGAACAGGTACATCGGAGAGAGTGTGTGTCGATAGTGAAAATTCAAGTGGAACAGCAGGTGTTTATTTTAGAGTTTTTACTCCAAATGGTTCTCCATCTACAACTCTACAAGCAAATGGAACTATTGCAACTCAATCAAATGGAGATATGCACTTCTTTACAGGAACAACGAGTGAGTCTTTAAAAATGGTTATAGAAGCAGGAGGGTATGTTGGAATTGGAACAAGTGACCCTGCTTATGATTTACAAGTTGGAACAGGTAGTTCATCAATAGCGATGGGTAATGAGGCAACTCTAAATGGAACATCACGATTAAAATTTTTAGGTTCAAATAGTGTTACAAACTGGCAAATATCTCATAATGATTCAATATCAGGTGCTTTAGAATTTATGCCTTCAACAGCAGGGGGTGGTTCAACTTTTACAACTCCTGCTTTAGTTTTTGCAAGTACAGGAATACCAACATTTTCGTATCGTGTAAATTTTAATGGTAGAATATATGGAACTCAAGCTGATTTTAGTGGTGCTGTA